TTTAGAGGCGAGGTAGGAGTTATAGTCAGCAACACATCATATCCAGGAAATCCAATCACATTAGGTATCAATGATGACAATGGAATATACATGAATGTTAAATACGAAATTAAAAAGGGTGACAGACTTGCTCAAGGTGTTATAGCACCAGTGGAAACAGCTCATTTTGTTGAAGTGGACGAGTTATCAGACAGCGAACGTGGTGCAGGTGGGTTTGGATCAACAGGAGTAAAGTAATACCAAATTTGAATTTTATAAGAAAAGGGGAATGAAAAATGAACTTAAAGGAGTACGTCGTTTATAAAGGTGAATCATTCGTATGTCTCGGGACCATAAAGGAATGCGCTCAACATATGGGCGTACTTCCTGAAACGGTTAAATATTATACAACACCAACTTATCAGAGAAGGTTAGCGAAGCGGAAGAGAGCAAGAAATTACTTAACTGTTACGGTTCTTGAGGAAGATTAATATAAAAATTTCATTTTGTGGAAAAGGAGAATGGATATGAAATACTTTGAGTTTGATAAACATGAATATTGGGCGTTAGTTGCAGCGGAGACGTTAGAAAAGGCTTATGAAGTGTATGCAGAGGAAGTTGCATGTGATTCAGTTGAACAAGTGAAAGTAGAAGGTGAGCCAAAAGAAAAACTTAAATTAGATGCTCATGAAATGTATGTTCTAGCAATTAGGAAAGAAGATAAAGAAACGTCGTTAGTTGAAATAACCGAAGATTTTATGAAATTAAAGAATACAACAGTTCTAATTACTTCAGAATTAGCATAAAAGAGCAGTTAGCTAAAGCTAACTGCCCAGCTCCAATTGGGGGTTGGAGAAATATCATGTTGTCTACAGTATTGACAAAAGATTGAGTTTTATTCAGGGAGGTAGAGGGAAATGAAAGTAAAAGTAACGTTTGAATATGAATTAGAGGATAAGCAAAGAGAACAATTTGAGGATGTAAGAGCAGAAGAAGGTGAAGCAGCGGCATTTTATTTCTTAGAGGATTTAGTAAAAAAAGAAATAGAATATGCTGAAGCAGTTGAAACGGAGTACAAGGAATAAAACTGAACAAAATAATCCTTTTAATAGAAAGTGAGGTTAGGAGAATGGCACATTGGGTAGATACATATCCACATGATGTATATGCAAGTGTATTGCTGTTAGATGGAGAGATTTACAACTGGAAAATCGGACAAAGGTATTGGGAAAGTCCTTGGGGTATGACTTGGAGATTTCCGTTACCAGATAACATGAATAAATTCACTGTAGAAACCAATAAGTGGACGGTTCATACTCCAGAAGAGCATAGTGAAGTATTTCAGAAGTATGCAAGAGAATGGTTCAAACAATGGGAAGTTGCTGAAGATTATGTAGGAAGTAAACCATACTAAATGAAGGCGAGGAATAACAATGGGTTTAGGAAACAGAGGAATGCATTTTGAGAAGCTTATCAATCTATCGAATGAAATGTATCAACGTGAGGGAGTGGCGCTTATAAACAAGCGTCCGACTCCTGTGAAGGTGTTAAAGAGTGCAGGTGGACGAGTGTTAAATGGATTCTACGAATCTAAAAGCACAGTGGATTATGACGGCGTGTATAAAGGACGAGCTGTTGCATTTGAAGCGAAGTCAACACAGAGTCTCACGCGATTCGATTTAAGTAACATTGCACAGCACCAATTAGATTATCTGGAGAAAGCGGAGAAAATGGGAGCGGTGTGTTTCTTCCTTATAGAATTCAATAAGGACCATACAGTGTTTCTTGTACCAGCATCAGTGATTCAATCTTATGTAAGGATGTCTCATCAACCAAATGGGAAGAAGTCTATACCAAGAGCAGATTTCGATATTTATGGATACTTAGTAGATCAGACGGAACGAGCTCCAGTTGATTACTTACAATATGTAGATGAAGCAGTAGCGCCAGTTATGTTTGATGGAATGATTCAATTTGATCAGGACCATAAGAGAGTAGCAAATAACATTGAAGCAGCAAAAGAGAAGATGGCTAACAAGACTCGAAAATTATTAAAGGCTTAATGGATAGCGGAACCATGACTAACAGTGTGGTGGGGGCTGTATTGTAGTCATCGTTCCCTTATTCAGAAGATAGAGAGTAAAATTTCACATACCTTATAGGAAGTGAAAACAACAAAATTACAATAGGGGGATTACAGATGGAGCAATTATCATTCTTTCCAGAAATAGACGACAAGGAGTATAAGTTAATACAAAAAGCGGTGGTTAAGGTATTGCGTGATTATAAAGCTCTAGCTGTACGTATGGAGAACCAAAGTGAATGCGAAAGGGAAAGTATTCAGTTATTCCCAGAGCTACGTGATACAAGGAAGATAAACGATTATAAGTACTTGCAAATCAAAAGAGCATTAGAACATTCTTTAGATCCTGAGCAGAAAGAGATTATTGAACGGAAGTATCTAAATAATGGTCTAATGAGTGATAAGGCGATAAAAGCGCAAATGATGTTAGAAAACAATTGGTATTACTATCAGAAGAAAAATGCGATTATGGCAATTGCTACGGCATTAAGAATTATATAAATGGAGGGAAGAGAAATGAATACAGATAGGTTAAAGTCTTATGCAAAAAGACAGGAGAAGAAGGCAGAGCTATTTGAAAGGAAGTTTCTTGATTATAGAAATAAGATGCTTAAACTCTATTATTTAGTAGACGACGAAGCATTGAGAAAGGATATAAAATCATTTTTGCAAGATGAACAGGGTGATATAGTATTTGGTTCAATAGAAGAATGTTTTGAGTGAAAAACACGGATAAAACGCGGATAAATTAACGATAAAGGAGCGGATAAGCAAATGCACGATTCGAATTATCATTATCTTACAAGCTCATTAAAGAGCTTTGGACAGCCCTTTGACAACCGCATATCGAAGAGGATTAGTACACCTATAGTGAAACGTTCTTCGCGAGAATGTCACGGTAACGTATACCGCATCAAAAAAGGGGCGGGCAAGGCGGTAAGAACCCGTAATGAGACGAAAAGACCAATTAATGAAGACATATTCCAGTGTGGCGGGTGTGATACTACTCGCATTCGTCATACTGTTTCTATTGTATTTATCAATCAGCTTGGGAGTCGTCCCCTAAGTTGATAATAAATATAATACTAGATGCCGTGTCTATGATTTCTACATTTGAAAATGGAATGGGTGATGGTTCATATGATTGAATGAATCGCACATTTCAAAAACTGTAGTACAAGAACAAAATCTTCGTCGATTTGAACGGCATTACACTTTCTAGTGATTACTGCGAATCTTCACTAGGCAGAGGGCTTCCGCTCTTTGTTTGAGCAAACATGAGGCAGTTCCCCCTCTGTCCCCTCCACATGTTTGTTCACGCAAGAAGCGGAAACTTCTTTTACAAATTTATATTTTGTATTCGTTCCGTGCTTGAAAATGATTACTATCTACTATAGGAGAGTTCCCATAGCTCTCTTTGAGCATATAGTACGCTGTATGTTGAAAGAGGTTATGAATCTCATACTTTGGGACTTGCTCCCCGGCGCAACTGAGCGCAGATTGATCACACAGGAATGGATTGACTCGAGGAACGATTCATTCCGACTCTACGGAGTATAAACAAGGAGAGCTTTCGCTCTTTTCTCGGTCACTGACACAAAGCGTGTAGCTTATATGATGATTGCGGTGATCGAGAAAAGAATGAGAGTAATCTTGTTCTTGAAGAGATACTTTTTTTGCCATTTGTTATCTCTCTTTTCTCCCATCCCCTTGAAAGAAGATAGTGATTAATGTCATTATCTTCTTTATTTTGTTATAATTTGTATATAACAAACGAAGGGGATGAAAAAATGACAGTACACACAGAAAACTCGGTTGTGGAAGGTTTAACGAAATGGAAACAAGAATTTATCGATTCTAAAGACAATAAAGTAGAGGAATTAGAATCGCTTAAGAATGAAAGAGAATTAGTTGTAGAAAAGAGACGTTGTCTGCAATCAGCTCAAGGATTAGTTGAAGAGAAAAGCGCGCGAAGAGAAGCGATTTCAGCTATGGTTGATGGTCTTGATAAACAACGAAGAGAGTTAGATAAGAAAATCGATCAAGTAACTACACAAATTAATATGATTGATTCCATTAATGAAGTAGTAATTGGCGAGATTGATAAAAGAATAGAGTCTAAATAAACAAAAGCATCCATAACGGGTGCTTTTTTCTTTGTTATATAGAATTTACATAATAAGCATCTTTAAAGGGTGTATTAGGTATAGTTAGGATTGAACATCATATAATGATACAGAAAGGTCTTTTCTAACATGCTGGTTACCTCAATGTGTATTATTAGCGCCTGGACAAGGGTGCTTTTTTTATTGCACCTTTTGAGATGGACAAGCATATATTGTAGTGTAGGACAACCTCTCTCAGGTCCTATTCAATACTCATTAAAAACTCCTACACATTTGGGCATCTACTAATGTGGATGCTCTCTTTTTATGCACGATTTGAATAGGACAAGCATATATTACAGTATGTGGTGACACCACTTTATATATCAGAGCACCTAACAATTGTGGGTGCTCTTTTATTTCGTACATATTGGACACCTAAAAAGGGAGGATGAAGAATAATGGAAAGCAACTCAAGTATTATCATCAAAAATAAATCAAGTATTAGTATTACCACGACTGTAAGTAAAGGTGATTTAATTTCTACTATTAATCAAGATACAGACCGTATATGGATTAAAGCTAAAAAAAATAATATTGATGGAAAGGTTGATAATAATGGCTAAAAACAAACTTACTATCAAAGTAGATGCTGATACGACAGAAGCATTAAAACAAATGAAGGAAGTAACGGAAGCCGCTAATGAATGTGTGGCTGCGTTGGAGAAGTTGGAAACGGTTATGAATAGAATTACAGGTAAAAGTAAACCAATCAAATATTTTCCTAAGGTTGGTATTGAATTATGCGGTGAAGTGAAACCTTCAGACATCATACAACGAATTAATAATACAGAAGAAAAAATCTGGATTTAAGTTGTGATTAAACCAATAGCAATTATCCTAGGCACTGCCGTGATCGGTACAGCGTCTTATTTTATTTTGCGAAGGGAGTGATGGGATGTTTTGGTTAGGAGGACTTACAGGATATCTTGTAGGTACACTTGTTACATTATTGGTGATCTACTTCGGATATCGGATTGGTGAGATGAGTCAGTGAAGAAGGAAATGGAGTAGTTGAAAGCGTTAAAGAATGATAAGGGGTGAGGGGAATGTGGGGTCCAGTAACTGGAAGAGACGTACTAGAGTTCTTTTGGGAGTATAAGTGGTATGTACTGAAGATGTCATGTATTCCCTTCTTAATCGGATTAGGAACAGGGTGGATTATATGGGGATGACTAGAGAAGAAATGATTCGATTCGTCATTGAAGGCGGAAAAGAGTTTGGAGAAGATTACACTCTTAAAGGATTAGAGAATATGTCCGATGAAGAATTGAAGAAAGAAGTTGAATGGGTGGATTATCTGTTAGATAAGTAATCCTAACAAAACAAACAACTCAACGAACAAAAATAGAGATAGTTAACAAAATGCAGGGTGGTTTCACAATCCCTTTAAAATCAATACTTTGAATGTATACTTTTGTTAGTGGTTTTTGCTAAAACAGCTAAAACGCTATGAGTTCAATGAAATCAATGTTTTGAATGTAAACTAATGGGTAAAAGTTTACATTCGCACGAACAATTTAAACGATGAATTATTAAGTAGCGAATCCGCTGCTTTTTTATTTTATAAAGGAATTACCATAAGGAGGAGTTAGAGAAATGAAACTAAGTAAACAAGAACAAACAGTTATTATCGGTCAGTTAATAAATGTTATTGGTGTGGGGTTAGCAAAACAACGCATTGATCCACAGAAACTAGAAAAGGCTGTAGCTATGCATAACGAAATAAGTGATGATATGACACCGAAGCAAACAAGGGAAACGCTTATTAGTGTGTTAGATAAGACGATTGACGAATTCCTAAAAGCTTAAACAAAAAAACTAATAGAGTTTATCGTGAGGTGGTAGATGTGGCAGCAATTCCAACAAAAGTAATTACTTGTTCATACTGTGAAGGGACAGGGAAAGAAATAAATCATTTCGACCCACCAGTTATTGAACATAGAAGATCAATGACTGTGTTAGAACCACAACGGACAATTAGCGGCCGAGAGATATTAGATGATCCTTGTCCTGCTTGTAATGGAACATTAATGATTAGAGTAATTAAATAACTATTAAGGGATTACCGCGAGGTGGTGAATATGGCTAGGCAACGTAGCCCAGATCGTGACAAAGCATTTGAAATATATAAAGCAAGTAAAGGCGAGAAGCCGCTTGTTGAGATTGCCGAAGACCTCGGTATCTCAGAAGGTACAGTTCGAGGGTGGAAAAACAAGGATAAGTGGAACGATAAAATTTATGGAACGTTCCGTAAAAATGAAAAGAACGCTCCGGATAATACGGAACGTTCCGTAAAAACAGGTGCACCCATAGGCAATAAGAATGCAGTTGGTAATAAAGGTGGAGCTCCGAAAGGAAACTCGAACGCTGTTGGATTTGGTGCTCCCAAACAAAACGCTAATGCTGTAACGCATGGATTGTTCAGAAAGATAATTCCTAACGACGATCAACACGCAATGGAATTACTTGATGAAATACAAAATCATACAGAATTAGATATGTTGTTTAATTCCATTCAGCTGCAATACTTCAATATCCTCAATTCACAGCGCATTATGCATGTTCGTGATAAAGATGATATGTCACGAGAGGTTATTAGTGAATCGGAAGCTGGTGAATCTTACACTGTTCAATTCGCATGGGATAAGCAAGCTAATTTACTAACTGCATACGCAAGGGCCATGACTACATTATCTTCTATGATAGAACGCTTTGATAAGTTAGCTAATGTAGATGATGAGCGAAGATTGAAGTTAGTTCAAATGAAGACTAATATCGAGAAAACACAAGCGGATACTGACTTCGCACAAGAACGCGCAGCAAAACTCAAAGGTCAAAAGAAAGATACTTCATTACTCGATGCATTAATAGAAGGGCGTAAACAATATGAGCAAAACAGCGATTAAGTTTTCCCCTAAACAATTAGAAGTTATCTATCGGCCATATAATTACACCTTTGATGTACTTGAAGGGACGCCTAGATCAGGGAAGACAACAGCAGGGCACTTTCGCTATGCTGATTATTTGACATGGACAAGGGATACGAATCATTTGATTGTTGCTTATAACCAGGAGCAAGCACACCGTTTATTCATCGATGGTGATGGCACTGGATTACAAAACATATTTGGAAACTTAGCGGATATTAAACATGACGAGCGTGGTTCTCACCTTGAAATACACACTCCGAATGGCATTAAGCGTGTCTATTATAAAGGAGCAGGAAAAAGTAATAGTGTAGGTGCTATAACGGGTATGTCGCTTGGTAGTGTAGTATTTTGTGAGATTAACCTTCTTAATATGGGAATGATTCAAGAGTGCTTCAGACGTACATTCGCAGCGCAAGACCGTTACCATTTAGCGGATTTAAATCCTCCCGCCCCTAACCATCCAGTTATATCAGAAGTATTTGATGTACAAAATACACGTTGGACTCATTGGACTCCTGATGATAATCCGATTCTTACTGAGAAGAGGAAGCAGGAGATACATGAAATCCTTTCAAAGAATCCTTACTTACTGGATCGAGATTGGTATGGTAAACGTGTTATGCCACAAGGTGTTATTTACTCCATGTTTAGCATGAAAGATAACATCATTCCTGCTGTTCGTGGTCAGAGATACGAAATGTACTTCACTGCTGATGGTGGTCAATCAGATGCTACTTCATGCAGTTGTAATATCGTTGTTAGGTATGAAGATAAATTCAGATTGCTGCGTGTGGCTAACTACTATCATAGTGGGAAAGATACAGGGCAAGTCAAAGCAATGTCCACTTACGCAAAAGAGATTAAGAAGTTCGTTGAATGGTGTGTTAAGAAGTTTGAAATGCAATACACTGAAGTGTTTGTCGATCCAGCGTGTAAATCTTTAAGAGAAGAATTACACCTAATTGGTATTCAAACAAGCGGGGCAGACAACAACGCTCGTGATATAAAAGGTTCAAGCAAGGGAAAAGAAGTTGGTATCGAGAGACTTCAAAACGCCATTACTAACGAGCAATTTTTACTTGTTGAGTGTGATGAGTATGACCATTATAACTTCCTAAAAGAAATTGGGATGTATGTCCGTTTAGATAACGGAGAACCGATAGACGCTTACAATCACGCCTTAGATGAGGCAAAATATAGTAATAATTACTTCTATAACAACTATGTAAAATAAGGTGGTGATAATATGTTTAAAACTATCGCCAATGCGGTAAGGAGGTTGTTCACGAAAATGGGACTTATCAAAGGTATGAAAAAAGTTACCGATAACAGAAAGATAACTATCGATGAGGAATCGTACAAGCAAATAGATATATGGAAAGCTATCTATAGTGGTCATTTCGCTGAGTGGCATGATTTGAAATACCAAACGATTGAAGGACAGAAAACACGCCGTATGGCTTCATTGAATATGGCGAAAGTCGTATCTCAAGAAATGGCTTCTCTTATCTTCAATGAGAAATGTTCTATTAATATCTCAGATGAAACGCTATTCAATAACATCAAGAACGTTTTAGATGATAATAACTTTACAAGAGAGTTTCAGAGGTATCTAGAATACATGTTAGCTCTTGGCGGTATGGTTATTAAAGTGTATTGGGATAATGGAATTAAACTTTCTTATGTCACCGCAGACTGTTTTGTCCCTGTATCGTGGGATAACAATAAAGTTACTGAAGGTGTATTTATTAATGAATCCACTAAAGGCGACAAGTATTATACGCTGCTCGAATGGCATTTAATCGAAGGTACGCAGCATGTCATTAAAAATGAGCTGTATGAGAGTAAAAATAAGGGTGAATTAGGAACTAAAGTCTCTTTATCTATTCTGTACGCTGATTTGGAAGAAGAAGTTCGTATTGATGACTTATCTAAGCCGATGTTTGTGTATTTCAAACCGAATACAGCAAACAATTTCGACTTATATTCACCTTTGGGGATCTCAATATATGCGAACTCATTAGATGTATTAAAATCTCTTGATATCGCATTCGATAGCTTCCAAAGGGAATTCGTTTTAGGTAAGAAACGCATTATTGTACCTGCTTCTGCTATCAAATATGTAACGGATCCGATTTCTGGACAACAACAACGCTACTTTGATGCATCGGACGAAGTATATGAAGCGATGAAGTTCGAAGAAAACCAGGAAATAAAAGATATATCTGTTGAATTACGCGTTGAAGAACATAAAGCGGCAATAAATGCGCTGTTAAATTACTATTCAATGCAGACGGGCTTCTCTACCGGTGCATTTAGCTTTGATGGTCAAGGAGTTAAAACAGCAACAGAAGTTGTAAGCGAAAACTCCAAGACATTTAAAACAAAACAGTCGCATGAAACGATTATTGAGGATGGTATTCGCGACTTAGTGGATATTGTTATCGAAGTTGCTTCTTTATATGACGAATTTGAAAGCGCTGATGAATATGAAGTCACAGTAACCTTTGATGACTCTATAGCAGAAGATCAGGCTGCTGAAATCAATAAGCAAATCTTACTTGTTACCAACAATTTGACAACTAAGAAAAAAGCGATTATGAAAATTCACGGCGTTTCTGAAGAAGAAGCGACTCAAATGTTAGAAGAAATAACGGAAGAGAATAGAATGGCCCTTCCTGAAAATGTTGATTTCTTCGGATTGGAAGGGAATCAACAGAAAAATAATGATCCAGGAGCTGAGTAATCATGGCATTACCTCCTGAGAAATTACTGCAGCTCTCTATATTCGTAGTTGATATTTACAACGCGATTGAAGAAGAGTTGCTTTTAAACATGGCAAAAATACTTAAAAATGATATTGAATTGCTGCTAACTGCTGAAAACGCAGAGCAATATCAACACTGGAGAATGGTTCAGTTAAATAAATTAGGTGTTTTGAATCAACAACAAATCAATACCATCGCTCGACATAGTGGTAAAACGGCTGAAGAAGTGCATACGATGCTACAAACAGCCGGATATACTGCAGTCGAACAACACGAAGGCATTTATAAGAAAGCCGTGCAACTCGGTTTATTAGCCGCTACTTCTGTAGCACAAACAAGTACCGCTTTAATTGGCATTCTGAATGCATACGAGCGGCAAGCATTAGAGACTTTTAATCTCGTTAATACAACGATGCTTAAACAGGCTCAAC